GAGCTTGTGTTTCAGTTCACCCGCCTGGTGTCGGGCGCGGGCGGGTTTGGCGAGGCGATGTCGCTGCTGAAAGACCTTGCGGTCGAGGTCTGGGAACGCATCAAGCTGGGGGCGGCTGCGGCGGGTGCCGCGGCCACGGCGACGTTCTTCGACCTGAAGGCGGACGCCGCGTCGGCCATGCAGAGCGCCATCGAGAGTGTGGTGGCTTTTGGCAACACCGCCGCGAACACCTTTGAGGGGGCGTTCGATGCGATCAAGGCGATCTGGGGTCTGCTGCCCGCCGCCATCGGTGATCTGGCGTTCCAGGCGGCGAACAGCCTGGTCGACGGTGTCGAGGCGATGCTGAACGGCGTGGTCTCGCGCATCAATGGCTTCATCGGCGGGATCAACGCCGGCCTCGAAGCGCTCGGCTCGGAGCGGCGCATCTCGCTGGTGCCCGACCTCGATCTTGGGCAGATCGAGAACCGCTTCGAGGGCGCGGCCAGCACGGCCACGACTGCTGCGCAGGCGGCCTTCGAGCGGGCCTTCGAGGACAATCCGCTCTCCGCGCCCGACCTTGGTCTGACCGAGGCGGCGAACCGGGCGCTCGAGTCCGCCAACCGCTCTCGCGGGGCGGCGCGCGACCTGGCCGAGAGTGTGCGCGCGCCGCTGGAAAGCTGGCAGGCGCTGCGCGATGCGGTGCGCGGGAGCGACCAGGATGGCGCGGACGCGCTGACCGAGGCCACCGGCGCTGCCGAGCGGCTGGAGACCGCCCTTGACGATGCCGGGCGCGCCGCCACGGGTGCCGGTGCGGCCGCCAAGCCCGCGACCGAGGCCGCCGTCACCGGCTGGCAGGCGGTCACGGCGGCGCTGTCGGACTACGCCAGCCGCGCACGCGAGATCGGCGGCGATATCGGCCAGAGCCTTGTCGGCGCCTTCCAATCGGCCGAGAGCGCCGTCGGCGAGTTCGTGAAGACCGGCAAGCTGAACTTCCGCGATCTCGTCACCTCGCTGCTCGCCGATCTCGCCCAGCTCGCGGCGCGGCGGTTCATCCTCGGGCCGATCGCCAATGCGCTCTCCGGCGCGCTTGGAGGCGCGGGTGGCGCGGGCGGGATACTGGCGAACATCCTGCACGCGGGCGGCATGGTTGGCTCCGCTGGCCCCTCGCGGATGGTCCCGGCCATGGCGTTTGCGGCTGCGCCTCGGATGCATGGCGGCGGTGTCGCCGGGCTTCGCCATGACGAGGTGCCCGCGATCCTGCAGCGCGGCGAGCGGGTGCTGTCGCGCCGCGAGGCGCAGAGCTACGGCGCAGGCGGCGGGATCAATGTCACCATCATGGCGCGCGACGCCGAGAGCTTCCGCCAGTCCCGCACGCAGGTCGCTGCGGATATTGCCCGCGCCGTGTCGCTCGGGCGGAGGGGCATGTGATGTTCCACGAGGTTCAGTTCCCCGACAATATCAGTCGGGGCGCGCGCGGCGGGCCGGAGCGGCGGACGCAGATCGTCGAACTGGCCTCGGGCGACGAGGAGCGCAACGCCAGCTGGGCGAACTCGCGGCGGCGCTACGACGTCGCCTACGGCATCCGCCGCGCCGACGATCTGGCGGCGGTGGTCGCCTTCTTCGAGGCGCGCAACGGTCGCCTGCACGGCTTTCGCTTCAAGGACTTGGGCGACCACAAGTCCAGCCCGCCCTCGGGCACGCCATCGCCGACCGACCAGGCGATCGGCACCGGCGATGGCGCGACGGCTGCGTTCCCGTTGGTGAAGCACTACGCCTCCGGCGCGCAATCCTGGTCGCGGAACATCACGAAGCCCGTCGCGGGCAGCGTGCGCATTGCGTTCGGCGGGGTGGAGCAGCCGTCGGGCTGGACGGTCGACACCACAACTGGGGTCGTCACCTTCGACAGCGCCCCGGCGGCGGGCGTCGCGATCACCGCAGGCTTCGAGTTCGACGTGCCCGTCCGCTTCGACACCGATGCGCTCGACGTGACGCTCGACCTCGAGCGGCTCGGCTCGATCACCTCCATCCCGCTTCTGGAGATCCGGCGATGAACAATGAGCCCGGCTTTGTCGCCACGGTCCTGCGCGAGCTCGCGGCCTCGACGGCGGTGATCCTCGCCGCCTGGGGCGCGCTCGGCGGTGCCACGAACGCACTGACCACCAAGATGCGGCTGCGCGATGCGCTGCGGCACATCCTGCTCGGCGGGCTGATCGCGGCCGGAATGGGCAGCCTGTCGATGGCGGTCATCACCAGCTGGATGGGTCTGCCGCCCGAGGCGATCCCTGCGGGAGGGGCGGCAGGCTCGGCCGCCTATCTCGTCGGGGTCTTCGGCCCGGCCTTCATCGAGATGCTCCTCGCCCGGCTGCACCGCGCCAAGCAGGGCGACGGCGATGAATGAGCTTCTCCGCCTCGCGCGCGCCCTCCGCTGCGACCCGGCTGATCCCTGGCAGGCCTTTCGCCACCGCCTGGCGGTAGGCCTCGCCGTCGCGACGCTGATCCTGATCCTCTCGTTCATCGGATAATCCCATGCACATGACAGACCGGGGGCTTCTGGCCCTGATCCGGCACGAGGGACTCGTGCCCGGACCCTATCTCGATGCAAAGGCCGTCTGGACCTTCGGCATCGGCCACACCGCCGCAGCCGGACCGCCCGATCCGGCCACCATGCCGCGCGGCATGCCCGCCGATCTCGACGCGCGCGTCCGCGAGGCGTTCCGGGTCTTCCGCGCCGATCTCGCGCGCTATGAGACGGAGGTGCTGCGCGCCGTGAAGGTACCGCTCAAGCCGCACGAGTTCGATGCGCTGGTCTCCTTCCACTACAACACCGGCGGCATCGCGAAGGCTGCGCTGACCCGACACCTCAACGACGGCAATCGCGTTGCAGCCGCCGACGCGTTTCTGAACTGGCGGCGACCGGCATCGATCATTCCGCGCCGGGAGGCCGAGCAGGACCTGTTCTGCCATGGCCGCTATCCCGCCGGGACCATCCCGGTCTGGTCCGTGGATCGCACCGGCCGCGTCGACTTCTCCCGGCCCATCCGTCGCCTCACCGAAGGCGAGGCGCTGGCCCTGCTACGGCGACCTCCGACACCGCGACCGCCGGTCGTCAATCCTGAACCCGATACGCCGACCGGCTGGCTCGCCCGGCTGGCCGCCTTCTTCTCCACCCTGATCCGGAGGGCCTGATCCCATGCGCTACATTCGACCCAATTCCCTCACCTGGTGGGCCGGGCTCCTCGCCATGCTCACCGGCATCGCCTCGCTTGCGCTGCCCTCGACCGGGCCGCTGGGCGAGCTGTTCCGCCTCGTCGCTCTGCTTGCCGGCTCGGGCGATGCTTCGCCGGCAGGGCTCATGTTCCTCGGGCTCGGCCTGATCGGTCTGCGCGACCGGATCGAGCGGGGGTTCCGCGGCGATGCTTGAGTTCCTCGCCGGTCTGATCGTGGGCGGCTGCCTCGGCGTCTTCGTTGCCGCCCTCTGCGTCGCAGCTGCACGCGGGGAGCGGGACGATGACTGATCTCCTGATCTGGGTGGTTGCAGCTTTCGGCGCGGTCGGGGGCGTCGTCCTCGGCCGGCTCTGGGGCCGCGTCGAAGGGAAGCACGAAGGCAAACGGGAGGCGGAACGCGATGCGATGGAAGACAAGAGCAAGCGCGTCGGAAGGGGCCGCGACGCGGTTCGCGATGGCCGCAGCGCTGGCGGCCCTGCTGAGCGCCTGCGCCGCAACGATGGGCGCTGGTGAGGCGGGCTGTGCATCTTATGCCGAGGCGCGGCTCGCCCGGCCGCCTGCCGAGACCGTTGATGATGTGCCCCCAGACTGGGCGACCTGGATCGCCGATCTCGACGACCGCATGACGGGGACCTGCCGATGAAAACCCTTTCGCCCGCCCTGCAATCCCACCTCGACGAGGGCACGACGACGCTCGCCTGGTGCTGGCGGATCACGCGTGCCGATGGCGTCACCTTCGGTTTCACCGATCACGACCGGACGCTGAGTTTCGACGGCACGGACTTCGAACCCGAGAGCGGGCTGACAGCCTCCGAGGTGCGCTCGGGCTCGGACCTGTCCGTCGATGCGCAGGACGCCGAAGGCGTGCTGACCTCGGACCGGATCACCGAGACCGACATTCTCGACGGCCGCTGGGACGCGGCGCAAGTCGAGGTCTGGCGGGTGAACTGGGCCGATACCACGCAGCGAGTGCTGATGCGGCGCGGGGCCATCGGCCAGATCAGACGCGGGCGGCTGGCCTTCGTGGCTGAGGTCCGCTCGCTCGCGCATGTGCTGGGCCAGACGGTCGGGCGGACCTTCCAGGCGACCTGCGACGCCGCGCTTGGGGACGCGCGCTGCGGCGTCGATCTCGAGGACCCGGCCCTCAAGGGCACGGGCGCGGTGCTCGATCTGCTGCGCGACCGTGCCTTCACCGCCTCGGGGCTTGGTGGCTTCGCGTCTGGCTGGTTCGCCTTTGGCACCATTGAGTGGACCAGCGGCGCGAATGCCGGGCGCAAGACGGAGGTGCTGGGTCACGATGTGACCTCCGGCGTCGCGGTGCTGACCCTGCTCGAGACGCCAGTCCGGCCGGTCGCCGCTGGAGACGCATTCATCGCGCGCGCGGGCTGCGACAAGCGGATCGAGACCTGTGCCGTGAAATTCGGCAATGTCGTGAACTTTCGCGGCTTTCCGCACATCCCGGGCCAGGACACGATCCTGCGCTACGCTTCCACGTCAGGCGGACACGACGGGGCGGTGCTGTGACCGCCGCCGATCCCGGGCGCGTCATCGCCGCGGCGCGCGGCTGGCTCGGCACGCCCTATCACGACCAGGCCAGCCTCAAGGGCGTCGGCTGCGACTGCCTCGGCCTCGCGCGCGGGGTTTGGCGCGAGGTCGTGGGACCCGAGCCGTTCCCGATCCCGCCCTACAGCCGGGATTGGGGCGAGACAGGGCCGCACGAGGTTCTGGCCGAGGGCGCGCGGCGCATGATGATCGAGGTGGAACCCGCGGCGGCAGGTCCCGGCGCGCTGGTCCTGTTCCGCATGAAACCGCGCGCCATCGCCAAGCATGTCGGGATCCTCACCGGCCCCGACAGCTTCCTCCACGCCTGTGAGCGGCTCGGCGTGATCGAGGAACCGCTCACGCAATCCTGGCGGCGGCGCATCGCCTTCGCTTTCCTGTTTCCGCAACGCTGAGACCCCGACATGGCCACCCTCGTTCTCGGTGCTGCTGGCGCCGCCATCGGCGGTTCGATCGGCGGCGCGATCCTCGGCGTCAGCGCCGCGACCATCGGCGGCTTCATCGGCTCCAGCATCGGCTCGGTCGTCGACAGCTGGATCATCTCCTCGCTGGCGCCGACCCAGCGCATCGAGGGCGCGCGGCTCGACACGCTGCGCATCACCTCGGCCACCGAGGGCGCGGTCATCCCGCGTCTCTACGGCCGGATGCGGATGGGCGGCAACATCATCTGGGCGACCGATTTCCGCGAGGAGACGAAGACCACCACCCAAGGCGGCGGCAAGGGCGGTGGCGGTGGCGGCAAGGTCAAGACCACCGAGTATCTGTACTACGCCTCCTTCGCCGTGGCGCTCTGCGAGGGCTCCGAAGCCGGTCCCGCAGGGACCATTCTCTCCGGTGGAGAGAATGGAGGCGGAGGAGGCCCGGCAGGGCGGGGAATCACCGGCATCGGGCGCATCTGGGCCGACGGCAAGCCGATGGACCTCTCCGGCGTCACCTGGCGCTGGTATCCGGGCGACGAAGCTCAGAACGCCGATCCGTTCATCGCGGCGAAGATGGGCTCCGCCAACACGCCCGCCTATCGCGGCACGGCCTATGTGGTGTTCGAGGAACTGGCGCTCTCGACCTACGGCAACCGCCTGCCGCAGCTCTCTTTCGAGGTGTTCCGACCGCTCGCCGATCCTGACACCGCCGAAGGGCTGACCCGCGCGGTCACCATGATCCCGGCCTCGGGCGAGTTCGTCTATGCGACGGAAGGCATCCGC